TTAAATCACCGCCCTTAATACGGTGATATTGTCTCGCTTCTCTTCCGTCATTAGCACCGCATTCATCACTTCTTCGAGTGACTCTTTCGCGTAGATATCTGACATGTCCTGGATACTGTGCCCCAGAATTCTGTCTCTCGTTTCCTTCGTCACACCAGCGGCGCGCATTCTGGTTGCGAACACTGAGCGCATCGCGTGCCAGTCAAAGTTATCTGGTATGCCCGCACGCTTGCGCGCATTTCTCCACGATCGCTTGCCAAACTGGTGCGAGAATGGCTCGCCCTTGTAGGTGAACACATATTCACTGTGTTCACCCCGGCAGTGGTCTAAGACCGATAACGCCGTGTGATACAGTGGCACTACACGCACGCAACTGGTTTTTACGTACTCTTGAGGTATTACGACGAATGTTCCTAAGCCTGGTACCTTCTTAACCCAAGCCCATTTCATCGCCCTTTGCTCTTCGTCACGTAAGCCGGTGTTGATCGAGAACAGTGCCGCGCGTGCTAGATGTGGTGGCAGCTCTTTAAGTAAATCTCTCTGCTCACTAAAGGAGATAATGTATTTCTCCTTTTTGTCGTTCCAATCTGGCATGGTGATGATTGGTGCGACTCCCATCCAGGGCGTGCCGTCTGGGTAACGCCAACGCCGCGCGCAATTGTTCAGTACCGTCCTGACAACCGCTAGATCCCTAGATACAGTTCCAGACTTAATGCCTGACTCTCTATCCATCTCAATCCAAGGTGCCAAGGTGGCATCGTGGACTTCCTGAACCGTTAAACCTTTAAGCCTTGGTACCCACTTATCGAGCGCCTGAATGGCTCGCTTTTTTGTGGATTCCTTAACCTGAGTGGTGGAAATATGCCTAGCAGCGGCTTCGGAAAATAGTATGGGTTTATTAACCCCGGCGGCCTCCTGCTTCGCCTCATTAACTAAGGCGTTTAGGATTACTTCCGCATGTTCGCGATTACTTGTTTCCGTGCTGACGCATAAGCGCTTTCCCCGGACGACCTTATCGATTTGCCAGATACCGCCTCTTTTATAGAGACCGGGTGTTTTCTTTGGCATTGTGGTGGTTCCTCACTTGAGCCCTCGTCCTGCAGACTCCCGCACGATCTATCCTGCGACGCCCAACGGATCAAGTCAAACTTGCTGTATTTTCTTGTTTGGTTACCTTCCACCGCGCACTTAATATCCCTAGATACGTGCTGCTTAAACTGCTTGACTGAGAGCCCGAGAAACTCCGCAGATTCGTTTTGGTTAAGCAGTATCGGCGGTTGAATTTGAATTGTGGTTGGGTCGTGCATAAGCAGTTACCAATTAAATGCAGTTTGTGCTTAGCGGTTTGGTAAATTCGACCGCATCATGTACGTACTGAGGAACTACAACGAACTCAACTCGCCAGACGTGCGGGTTTTTGTCCCACCCATATGGCCTGTCTTCGTCCAATCGATTGCCATAAATTCTTGCCCACAGAAACTTAAAGAAAACAGCCGGCCGCTGATACCAGCCCAAACCAGCATCTATTGCTCTTTCCATTGCCTCTTCTCGTGTTGGCATGCCTTCGGCTACAGCATCCTCGTCGGTAATATCTTGAACCTGCTCTATAGTTACTTTGGTAACTCTGAGCGTTAATCGGCTGTGCCTTTTGGGCATGTGGATCGAGGGAGTCCATTTTCTAGGCTCGTTTCTGGAGCTGGCACCAGCACGGTATAGCCTTTTTCCGCTGATGCTTATAGCAAAGGTCTCACGCACCCAAATGTGATCACCGGGGGCGGCGATAGCGTTGCTGTAATCGCCTTGGCTAATTTGGTTGATTAATTCTTCTGGAGTGTATTTTTTGTTTTTTACTGGACGTCTAGTAACAGTCTTACGATTGGCCAGTAGGCGCTCCATCATTTCGCCACTGAATATCATAGGTATATGCTTGATGCCGCGACAGTTGACGTGCTCGTGAGTGCTCATGCATCACCACCATCAACTAACGAAGCTATGAGACCGTAGTAACCACCGAAGTTAAAGGCAACAGCAGGTGCGCGTTCCGGCTCTTCGTCAAGTGCAAACTTGATACCGGGTTGGTCGATAACACGCAGTAGTAAATTGGCGCTAACACGCAGGCCCAAGACTGAGATTGGTTCATCTTTACTGCCCCATGAATACCGAAGCCCGTTGCACACACTGCACCGATCTTCATAAACTGGATCGATACCGGTGCCATTGCAGGCTGTGCAGTGGACGCGCTCGGGTAATGAAATATCAAGAGGCTGATACTTCAGGGTTTGCAAGTGGAATGCTGCCAGGATTAGTTTTCGGCAATAACGATCCAATGTGCCCGGCACATAAGCACTGGCCAGTTCTTCGCGAGTCGCTTCAGATTTTTTTTTGGTAATAAGAGTTTTTAAATCAAACGCCACTAGCTGGGCGTCATTAATTAAGATCACATGCCGAAATATGTCGCCGCGATCGGGTGCGGTGAACAGGCCCATATCAAAGGTGGCATTGCTCATAGATCACCACGCTCAGGAAGCTTGCTAACAGTTACTATTTCGCCGTCATCGTTTCGCCCGATCCAACCCTCAGCGGTAGCAATAAAACCGTTTGACACCCATAACCGACTACCTGAGTGGACCATGCCAAACACGGTATTACCAAGCATGTGGTTTAATCCGTTTACGATGCTCTCAAAGCCGGAGGGCAAAAAATCATACGGATTGCCGCGAAAAGAATCTGGTAGTAAATCATCTAAAATGATCTCTTCTGCCTGCATGGGTCGGTCACAGACAATTATTTTGCAGTCGTCGATGCAGAGATCGTTTCTTTCGCACAGATCTATCAGCTCTTCAGGGCTTTCCGCAGATTTGTTGATATCAAGAACCATGACAAAAGAGTCGAAATCTTGAGCTGAATATCTTGGCCACTGAACCAAGGGCATGCTTTCCCACTTATCAAGCATTTCATTTGGAACACTCATACCTCACCACCTTGCTCAGCGGCCAGTTGCAGAATCTCGGTGAGCGAGATGTAAACCGGCCCAGTAGTGATTTCGACTACCTCGTTACGGACCAACCAGGCGGCGAATATGCACTCCGGTGATTGATCCGGGTTCGCCAGGGTTTGGCGGAACTCTGCTTGTTGCTTGGCGAAATCCTGAGCAGCTTTTACCAAGTCTGTTTTTTCCAGGAAACGGACGTGAATCTGTGGGTAATCCCACTTACCATCGGGCCCGCCTTTTTCGCCCATTGCTACCACGTCGCCTTGGTTAAAGATGGTCTTTGGTTTATTCATTGCGATCCTTCTCCACGTCAGATATTTATTGGTTGGCCCATGGCAGCTAAGCCGTGGTGTGGGCATATTCCGTTCCTACGTTTTCGAGCTTCATGGCCACGACTAAGCCGATTAATTCATCAAGTAATTTGAGTTCAGTGGTGTTCGCCATTCTTAGGCGTGACTTGTCGCCATGCACGCCTTTACTTCCACGGTGGCACTCGCTGCACAAAGGCAATGCAAGGTTGTGGCCTGAGCGTTGGCCCATACCGGCCCCTGATCGAATGTGGTGAACTTCGGTTCTTGTGCGCTGCTCTTGGGCTAGTTTCGTGCAAACCATGCAAGGCATTAGTGCCAGCAGTCCGTGGTATGCCTTTTCTTGATCGGTTTTCTTTTTCAACTGAACAGCCATCCGATAAAGCAAATACAGATAGAAACAACGGGGTCGTGGCCTGTAAGCACCATTGCTATCAGGAAGTACCAGATCACTGTTAATCCCCGGTTCGTTTAGTTATGGGTAAGCCGTTGCGGCTGTTGTGCGCCGTTCACGGGGCGGTGAATATTCACTTTTCGCCCTTTATCGACGCCAGCACCGAAATCAGCCGAGCCGCCTTTGTTGCAGGGTGCTGAATTGATTTTGGTGTCACTTTCCGCCATTTCGTTGACTGTGGCCTTTACCGCCTCTGGCAGGTCTTCCTCAGTGGCAAATGCCTGCAACTTGGCGCAAGCGCCAGCCACCCAGCCCAATGCAAAGGTGTTTGCTGAATTCGCTTTGAACCGCGCTCCGCGATAATTCGGCAAACTTTTCAGATACTCCTGGCGTGCACAGCCCAGTTGTCGGCTTAGCACCTCATAGGCATAGCCAGCCAGTTGCGAAGCGGCATCGATGCCGACGAACAGGAACCGCACATAGTCGGCCGTATAGCCTGGGGTAGTTGGTTGGTGCTTAATGAGCATTTCGCATTGGAAAACTTGAGCCACCATGCCCGCCAAGGCCACCGCGTATTCAGGCATGCGCTTGGCCGAGCGCCAGCTACCTGCTGTCGCCTCGGTCGATGTAACGCCCTGCACTTCTGCTGAGGTTTCAGCAAGGCCGTATTCCTTCATGAGCTTTTGCGCTTGGCGCAGTGCGGCTGCGGCTTCGTTCTCGTTGGCCGATTGGCTCAGTTTCAAACAAGCCTTTACCTTTCGAATGGCTGAATCTCTATCCATAACTTGCTCTCTGTTTCCTATTGATTCCCTGGCCAGCAGTACCGGCCAGGGGGCGTTTTGGTGGGTTAGGGCACTCGGTATACGGTTGCTTCGGTGCCTGCGGTGATTTTCTGCAGCACTTCATCAAAGGCCTTCTTGATAACGAGATCTGGACGGTGGAGAACGATCTTCATCTTCAATTGGCCATCATTAATTCGATAGCGGAACTTAGCCTTAACTTCGTAAGGGTCGAAGCCTTCAAACGGAGATAAGCCCAAGGTGATTTCTTGGGGTAGCGTGAACTTGTCTTTCTTGCCGGGTTGATCCGCAGTGGCTGCGGTTTCCTCACGGAATTCAAAATCGATATCACCGGATTGAAGGGAAACGCCACTGGTGAAGTGAATGTTCTTAGTCGCCTGCATGCGGGTGGCGATTTCCAGCATTTGTGCCCCATTGGGCTTATAGATATCGATTGTATGGTTCTCAATGAACTCCGCAAAATCAGCCTGGCTTAGCCATACGTCATCGATTCTTACCCATGCCTTCCAGTCATCGGTTTGCGGGCACTCATAAACTCCTGAATGCTCACGCCATTGGGGGTCACTGGCGTCACCGTGGTAGTCAAACTCGGCCCGAATCATCCCGTTAGAGTGATGTGAAGCGAAGATCACCGAAGTGGGTGTAGCAAAGCGGTTGTAATACTGGATGAAAGAATCAGGGTCTAGCAGGCGTCGGTTTTCACGAATACGCAGCGGCTTGGGCAAAAACTCTTCCAAGTTGTGCGCTTCGTAGTCGTCCGGAGCTACAACAAAAGGCCGTGCACCATCTTGACTAGCACCTAGACGGCGCTCAGGTGTGCGGGAAATAGAAAGCTTTTCGATGTCCGCTACAGTCAGCTGCAGCGGGGTTGGTGTTTGAATTTCGCCAACCGTTGCTGTTTCAAATTCTTGGTTAGTCATTTACTTGTCTCGGGGTGGCTGGGGTTTCATCGGGAACTGCCTGGAGAGGCAGTTGCGGCTGGTCTGGGTCGTGATCCAGAAGATTCCCTTCTGGGGTGGTAAAGAACATGGTTCCGCCGCGTGGGGGCTTCGGAGCCTTGTGCTTGTAGCTGGAGTCGATGCGCAATTGGCCTTCGGCCTCTTGCTTGTATTTAAAGGTGACAGTGATTTCACCTTGTTTGCCTGTGAGCTGAACCGCTGAAACCACTTCGTTTTGAATCTCGGTGAGCTCATTGAGTAGGCGGCCACGTTCAACACTTCGCAGAGTATCGATAAAGGGCCGTTTCTTGCGTTCTAGTTCGGGCATTGGAGTTTCCTTTCCTGTCTTCAAACCTGATAAAGGGCGCTGGAGGATGAAGGGCCTCACCCTCCAGCGAATAGACGCTAGCCGTGCAATACCAATTTAAGTACCACACAATTGGTATCCTAAAATGGTAATTGGTTAGTGTCAACAAATTAATTTGTTTTTATTGGTGTAAAAAAACACAACTGAGGTGACAGCTGTGTTTGGACTGTTGCCGGGTGCAAGAGGAAATATAGCCGCTAATATTCAATTAGCGGCTAATTGGTGGGGCTCTGTTAGAAAGGTAGCTGACTAAGTAGCCAGGTGAAAAAATTAACTTCATGAGGGGCACCGGTGACACTTTCCGATTCTGCGAATGCAGCAATCGAAATAGAGATCAATAATAAAAACAGCGTGATACGTCCTCTCATGACTCGTCCTCCAGTTCCTGGTTCTGTGGGTTAAGATTACTGCTCATTTTAAACTCCGAGTCATGCATAAACTCGAACACGCCTACGCCTATTTCAACATCTGAAGCTTTTGCGTCGGTGGTCTCGTGTTTACGTAGAGTTAATCGAATCTTGTCCCGAAACTCGTGAACTATAGGTTTCAGGTCATTGCGCAAAGAGGGTATATTTTGTTTCTCAACTCTATATGAGAATATTCTTCTTTGCATAAGTGGCTGTTTACCAAGCAAATTATTAGTAATTGTAGCTGTTAAATCCCGAATTGCGTCGGTTGCTACTGGAATTAAGTCAGCCTCTCCCTTTTCTGGTAATAAGCTGGCGCTCAGTAGTTTTATGCACTTTCCATTGCGCTCGGCTAAGCCTCTTCTGGTTAGGGCATTTGAAAGCGCGGCGAGAGTTAAGTCTCCGCCATACTTATCTCTGAGATCAGCAAAGCTCGGCCACTCGCCATCAAGAGGCAGAGTGAGAGGAAAATCAGGGTCTGCTTGCCAATCACCAATAACTCTCAAAACCATGTCGGTTTCATCTCTGCGCTTTCCTGCGTCGAGCATTCGCCTAACAGTTTTTGGAGAAAAGCCTGTTAAAGGCACCATATCGATCCTGCTTACTCCCATGTTTGATAGGGCTTGAAAATGCGCAGTTGTAAGCAGATCAGCGGCTCTTTTTGTTGTGATTCCGTATTCGACGCACAGATGTATGAGTTCGCCAAAGGCAGTTAGTAATAACTCCTCAGCTTGGGCCTTAACCTTATTGTCAAGTTCGTCTATTTCCAACATTGGGAATTTTTCCCCATTTTGTAGCCCCGGCCCTGAGGCTATCTTTACCGACCATTGAATAATGCGATTAGGAGCTTGGGAGTGGCTCGTAAAATGACAAAGATTGTCGGGATTTACCACGCGCTAGATGGTGATCCAATTATTTATGGATATGACCAAAACGGAAAATCCATTAAGCATCGTGTGGTTTCCGGACAGGCTGAGAGAGCCCTGAGCTTGTTACCCGAAGCCGTGAAGCAGCGAGTTCGTTCACTTATGCTGTAAGTGAAATTACATGCTCTTCCGCAACACCTAAAATTTCAATTTGGCTAGCTTCAATTTCAGGAAAGTCTTCGCTAAGCGGAGTTAGAACTGGTACAAGTTCTTGATTTTTATTTACAACTCTGTATTTCCGAAGGGTGGCTTTTCCGTTTATCTTGACGATAACGAAGTTTCCAGGGTCCGCTGTTTTACTAGAGCTATAGTAAACCGTGTCACCGATGGAAAACCTAGGAGCCATTGCCGAGTCGGAAATGACAAGCCTTGGCCGTTCGGTGCCAAAATTAGCTTTTACCGCAGAGTCGGTGCTGGGACTTTCGGTGTCTTCACTGATTCCTGTGGCTAACCAATTTGCGGAAACATTAAGTACGGAAGCAATTAATACTAGCTTCCGAGAGTTCTCAACATTTCCTCGCTCTAGCTCTGAAATCATTTGCTGACTAGCGTTAACTCGCTTTGCCAATTCACCTTGAGTTATCCCTGACTTTTCTCTAGCGCTTTTAACCCTGTTGCCTACGGTACTCATTTCGCAATTGTACAAATAATTTAGTACAAAAACAAAAACCATTAAATTGGTAATTTTATTGACTGAATACCAATTAATTTGTATTCTCGGTTGCATGAGCACACGTAACCCACAACAAGAGCTTCAGATAGCAGTGGAGATAGCTGGTGGACAAACTGCGCTGGCTAACCTAATAAATATGCACCTGTTGCCGAATATTCCAAAAGTTAGGCAGCAGCATGTTCACTGGTGGCTAAACTCTGGCAAAAAAATCAGTGCTAAGTACGCAGTGCCGTGTGAATTAGCGTTAAGTGGAAAAGTATTAGCTAAGCACTTAAGGCCGGATATCTTTAATAACACAGTAAGTGAAGGCTATGAATAGCCTTCAACACCAGATAACTAACCCAAGGCTTCTACTCGCTCAGCATGGCAGCAGTAAATGGCCTTCGAATAAGCCCCGCACGTACAAGGGTCATCGGGCTCTACGTCGTGGTGAATACGATTTAACGCTTGGGTTACTGCGTGAACTCGTTTCATTAACTCAAAGTCGGTGCCACCAAGCAGCGGGCCATGTGCGTTTATATAGTTCGAGCATTCGTTGGCAATGCGTACTAGCTCCATTACTTCGTAGTCTTTTCTTAATGGTAAATGCTGTGTGCCAATGGGCTGCACACCCTTTGCTCGGTTATGCATCACGCTTACATCAGGTAGAAACATGGTGGTTTCACCGGGGTGGTTGTGCGGGGTTATATCGCAGTAATCGCCGTTTTCGTCTAGCCACACCGCATAAGGCTGTAGAACTAAAAGCACACGCGGCCAAATCCGTACCGACCAACCATAAAGTACCTCACCGCCCAGGGCGTCGAATTGCGCTTCTACATTCCGAAACACATTGCCCGCCAAGTTACCGGGGTAGGGGATGTTGCTAATGGTATGTAAATCAAAATCGCGCCGCAGGAATGCATCAAGTGCTGCTGTGATATCGCCGGTGATTTCCAATGGCGTGTGTACGTACTGTGCGAAGTGCTGCCAGGGGGCGAAGGGGTTCTTATCCATTGATATTCGTCCGTTGAAAACAATGGGCGAAATGCTAGCAAGCACCGTGGCTAAAACGCTTCTAAATTCACCGATATCGGAAGTTATCGCTGTATTTTTTGAATGGTGTCAAATCGGTTTTGATCTGACAAAAAGTGAGCGAAAACATAAAGATAAGAATAATGCCCAGCAGCCTGTCGGCATTCTATCCCGACCTGTTGTAGGTCATCGCAGCTCTACAGAACACAGGGCAGTCCCGGCGAGGGAAGGTCGTGGTGGCGGCCTTAAGACCGCTTTGGGTTTACCCCCTTACTCAGAGTGGTCACCACTATTTATTTTTGTGCCTGGCTCTACTGGAGATTGTTCTGGTGGATTGCCGGGTGGATCTGGATCGGGAATGTCACTGCCTGAATGCAGTAGAGGGCGGTTATGAATATCGCCAGCCCCGCATGCGAAGAGCAAGTTGAGTATGTAACTCCCAAGGCGGAATGGAAACCGCTGCACGAGTGCCCGTTCGTAGAGCGCCATATTAATTGGCTTGAGTTCTTGGGGATGCTTGATGATCTTGTTGACCAGGCATCGGCAACCCATCCACTACTCGGGGCTGAAGAGCAGCGCCTGTATTTACGGAAGATGTTTCTCTTAACCGACTTACGAACAGGTGAGCGCGTTGTGAGTATTTACAAGGCGTGTTCTTATTCGGTTGGTTTCATATGGTTGTTTGAGCCGGAAATTGCTCCAGAGTTTGAGGCTGATCCAGCGGCCAGCGTGCTGTCCCTTTTGAAGGGCTGGCTTCCTATTGCAATGCGCAACATTCAGCAAATAGCTTCCGCGAATAGCAAGGGCACAAAGCGAGTGGGTGAATTGGAATTTGAAGGCGTTCAAGACACCCGGCAAAGTGATTGCTCACCAAAGCATGCTCCCTCTGAGTTTCGATCGAAATCGGTGTTTCTGGCCCGTTTAAGAATTGCTGCGTACCAATGCGTGCTCCAATGGCTTCTATTTCCTTCCAGCTATTTACGAACTGAACATTGTTGGGGGTTCCAGGGTAGGGCATTAGGCGATTCGCGATTATGTAATGGCCCTCGCGAAGCAGATCATACACAGTACTGTCTTCAACGAAAAGAATCACTTTCTCTCCGTCTGGCCTGCGGGTTGGGTCGACATACGTGCCATCTGTGTTTACCCAAACCGCATGAGCTTCAAGCTGCATGCACAGACCTTGTATCTCGCGAACAGCCCACCCAAAAGCAGATCTACCACCATGATACTGCTCCATTATTTGGCAGTTCTCATAGCAATTATGCTCACTGGCTGAAGCCAGGGGAGTCACAGTTATGAAGCGTGGTTTTATTGCTTCGGGGGCAAGCTTTCTTACATTTATCAATACTTGTTCATTGATTTCCAGCGGGCTCTGTAAAAGGTCGTTAAGTAAAGTTAGTTTTCTTGCTGCCTCGCTGTTCATGGCTAATTCCTTTATTGCCGATTGCGTTATTCCGGGGCTCGATACTACCGATCTGATTATCATAGAAAAAGCCGCCTGTGCTTTGTCTTCCCCATCGCTCTCCCTCCCACCAGTGCTACCGCCGGAACCTGGTCCCGATCCTCCGGGCTATAGGCGGGTATTTTTCTGCAACACGAAGCCGCACGCCGTAGGCACTCCCGTAATCGGAACGGGCCAGTCACCTAAAGCGTGCTTAAGGCAAACCACGGTGGCTTAACCGGGCCACCGTGGACTTTCGCAGCCGATCCGGCTATCGACCACCACCCAATCAGCGGTTCGCTTTCAAGCGTGCCACGGGTACGGCTGCGCCTAGTTACAAGGGAACGGAGTATTCAAGATGTCGAACGAAGCACAAAACTGGGCTTGGAAAGTCACTGGAATTAGTGCTTATGAAAAACTGGTGTTGGTGCGCTTGGCGGATCATGCCGATGGCGACCATACCGCTTTTCCCGGCAAGAGCTCGCTGGCCACTGCGACCTGTATGAACAAGCGTTCAGTCGATCGCATCATCCTGCGCTTGGAAGCCTTTGGGCTAATCAGTATCGAGCATCGCGAAGGCGATAGCCGCCGTGCGCGCTCGAATCGTTACCACTTGCACTTGGAGCATCTTGAGCCGGTGGAGCGCCTGCCCAAAGAAACGGCAACTGAAACATCTACAGAATCCCCGGTGTGTGCCACGGGTAAGGGTGGCACGGTGCCAGGGGTACCAGCTCACACCCAGGGCGATGGCAGTAGTACCGGTATTACTGCTGAAACTGGCCATACAGCAAGTAATCACGATAAAAGCGATGGAGACCACTCGGCTCCATCTAATGCCCTAATTGAACCTAATGCCGGTGGGTGTCACGCCGCCAGGGATGGCATTGTGCCAGGGGTGGTAGATCACCGGGGGAAGGGTGTACTCGAGCCAGGGGCTGGGGTGGCACCGTGCCGGGGGGAGGGTGGCACAGAACCACCCGAATCCTCACTTAACCCCCAGGGGGAATCATCAACAGAATCCTCTCTCTCTGCGTCGCGGCAAAAAAAATCAATCCAGACTCGGCCGCGTTTATCGCAACCCAAGCCTGGAGGAGAACTGCCGACCGACTGGGTGCTGAGTAAAAGCTGGGCCGATATGGCAAGAAGCGAGCGCCCAGGCATCACCGACGAACAAATCCGAATCACCGCTGCAAACTTTCGTGATTACTTCCTGAGCCGTGAGGGCAGTGACCGTACTTGCCGCGATTGGCCAGCCCGGTGGCGCCGTTGGGTCCGTTCCGAAAAGTTCGACCGCCACCCCGATGGAAGGCCAGCCAAGAACAGCCAAGCGCTAAAGCTACCCCGCAACGACGACGAACTACCGCGCTTTGCCAGCCAAAACCAACTACCCGCAGCCAAACCGGGCGAAAGCTTTCGTGAATACCGCATTCGCCTGGATCGAACCATAGCCCAAGGAGCGCGAGCATGAACCAACAATTCCAACAAACCGCCCAGGCCATGGATTACGCCAGCCAGAGCTGGACCCGCTTTTACAATGAATATCCAGTGGCCCCCGAAGGTTTAAGCAACGCTCAACGGGGCCACCTGCGGAACATAGCCATCACGATGAAACGGATTGTGAACGAGGCCGAGGCACTGATTGCGTTAGATGAACAAGATGTGGAGCTAAACCATGGCTAATAAATATCGTGCTAAGGCTATCGAGATCGACGGTATTCGGTTTGCGAGTCTGCGAGAGGGGCAAAGGTATCGTGATCTTAAAGTATTGGAGCGCGTTGGGCAGATTACCAACCTAGAGCTACAGCCGGTATTCCCTTTGGTTTGTGGAGATACTCCTGTGAAATACGACAGTGGTAACCAAGCGAAGTATATCGCTGATTTCAGATATCAAAATCAAAAAGGCCAAACCATAGTGGAAGATGTTAAAGGGATGGATACACCTCAAAGTAAGCTAAAGCGGGCTGTTGTTAGAGCGCAATACGGTATTTATGTAGAGGTGGTTAAATGAAAGCTCATCAACTCACAATGCTTAATCCGCGTAGCTCATCACTTGAGAAGACAGGTGGTGGTGCACCTAAGATCACTCCTGAAGATATTGCTGGTGAACTTGCACAGTTACAAGATCAGCCTATAAAAATCTATGCCTTGTGTTTGCTGCATGCTCCAGGTATGGCACCAATGTATCGAAAACCTGCGTTTCAGAAGTTTATTGCGATAGCAATGGTTGAGTGGCGCAAGCGTATCGACCGTGTAAACGATCTAATCGTAGAGCTAGGAGTGAACCAAGCCGCAGCTAATAGGACAAGAATAATATACTTAAATGAAGAATTAGAAAAGGCGGAGCGCGAGCTATGGCCTAGCCCGCTGCCACGTAATAATCAAAAGGCTAACTATTATGATGTATTTAAAGCTGCCTCTATAGAATTTCAGCAGCTTGATACATGCACTAAATGTAATCGGAATGTCGTGGGAGTAGTTGCAAAACCCTCGAATATTGCAAAGTGTAAGAGTTGTCGAGGTACTGGTAAGATGCAGTTGAGTGATAATGCGCGCGCAAAGGCTTGTAATATGCATCATGAAGTCTTCAGTAGGGGGTGGGTTTCTGTATTTAAGCGTTGTATGACGCTGTTTGAAGCATCATAGGTTGGTCTAAAAACCTTGGCTTTAAGTTTGATTAAAACCTAAGTAATTATCGTGTAATGCCTATGTTAGGTGTGTGTTTTAAGTAGTAAGCGTATTGCATTAGAGTAGTGAAGATGAACTCTTGATGTGTACTCGTTTGAGATATACTTTTCTAAATCATTGTGAGCAATTGGAATGATAGCTTTTAAGGTTTTGCTGTCTTCTCGTGAATACATATACAGCACTAGTAAAATGGTTTCAGCGGGCGAAAGAAAATGTAGTATGGTTGTTATTCGGTTTTGGATGTCATTTGCTTTGGTGGTATCGGTTAACTGTGCAACAGTGTTTTTTATAATTTGTAGGTAGCTGATAATCGCTCCAGAAGAATAGGGATCGTTTCTATTCTGAAAATAATTCTGTGCAGTTTCTTTTAATGCTGATAAAATTGACTCCTTAGTGCGTTCTTCACCATGCTTTCTCCTAGCAGTGCTTGAGTCGATTTGTTTTACTAAATCTTCTAGATGATCAATAAAAACAATTGGGCCTTTTGATTCAAATTTTGAATGGTGGTCTCTTCGAACTGTATTATCTCTAGCTTGTTGAGCCAATGAGAGCATGCTATAAAGTAAGCTATCAATATTTTGTGTTTGTAGGCTTTCGCTTTGGCTGGATAGTGCCTCTGCAGATTTTTCCAATTCTAATCGACTTAGTTCTAATTCTGAGGAGGACAGGCTTAGTGCCTTGTTCTGTAAGTTTAAGGTAATTAATAAAGCAATTAGTGCAAGAAAACTGAGTAAAGGGTTAGATAATCCGCCAATAAAGTCTCCGAATGCACCCCAAACTTCATGTTTATCACTCACTGTTCCATTGAAGTGATAAAAATAAGCTCCTAATGCAATAACTACCACAAATGCACCTAGAACACCTACAATGATTAGTGGGGTGCCGATTTGGTTTTGGTTTTGGTTTTGGTTTTGGTTTTGGTTTTGGTTTTGGTTTTGGTTTTGGTTTTGGTTTTGGTTTTGCATAACAGCTAAATATAATTGCTTTTAAATGTTTGACGTGAAGTCGCCATTTGGATCTTTAGTCGTTGTCAACCAAAAGTTTTTGGTCAAATGACTGAATTATCCTCGTGGTTAAGTTGTTGATATTGAAATTGTCATCATCCATCTTGGCTGATCGTATTAGTTCAGCTTTGTTAGCCTTGTAGAATTTACTGTCAGTCTTACATAAAGATATGTGTAAAGCTTCAAACAGCTGTTTTCCACGTATGTAGAGTTTATAGTCTGACATGATCTCTTTTGTGGTTTGCTCGGGGGGCTCTCTAAAGTTAATTTGATTAAAGTAATTTTGATTTTTTTGAAGCGTTTCAGTGTTGACTAAACGTGGTATTCCACAGTCCACGTTCTCGATGAATTGTGGTTTGTTATTGTGCTTTTGGTATGATTCGTCAACTCTAAATGCGAACCACGCGCACAAAACATCCCTTAAGAATATATAGCATTGTTCATCTGTTATCTTAATGTAGTTGTTGATTGTTGATGAGCCGTGGTATAAATCATTCTCGATGCAGTAACCTAGTGTAAATATGATATCTGCTCTCTCCTCTGGTACTCCAGTGAAAATGTACGCATCCTTATCAGCTAAAAATGCAACGTTCTTATTTGTTATTTCTTCTTTAATATCGTGGAGTTTGAAAAGCTGATCTCGCCCCCCTCTTTGCTCTATTTGGAGGTTTCGGATTTTTCCGTTTAGCTTATGACATCTGCTGAAAATGTCTAAATCAGTGGCTCCTTCTACAATCAAGAAAGGGTTTTTTGATCTGTTTATAGTGCTTCTTAACTCTTCTGTTGTGACTGTAGCTCTATTTTGCATGTTTTGTTACCTCGCATTTTTCAAGGATATGTTCTTTGTTTTCGTGTTGTGTATAAATGAAAGGTGAATGTGTTGTTAAAAATAGTTGATTGTTAGTTTTTTGGTTTGATAAGTGCCTTACTAAATTCCTTTGCCAATCTACATGTAGGCTTAACTCAGGCTCGTCTATAAATATGGTGGAGTTTTTGTAATGTGCGTTGTAGCACAAAAAGCTAAGAATTTGTTTTTCTCCTGAAGATAAATTAGTCAGAGAAGTGTTGTATGAGTTTAGATCTTCAACGTTTATTTTTTCGGTGTAGCCTAGTTCGATTATGGAATCTCTTAGGATGTCTAGTGATGAGCGTTGTGAGTCTGTGTAGGTTGGGTTGATCGTGAATAATAGATCTTTAATGTGATTAATTATAGAATTTTCATCTAACTTGTTTGTGTGGCGAATAGAGTCATTGGTAATATAATCGCTAATTATTTCCCTGACTTCGTGGCCTAGTTGCGCATCATTGCTGAAGTTCCTTCTCATTTCATCGAACTGCGTTTCTGCTATCAACTCTACTATGTCATAAATTGAAACGGTTGTTATGAATTTATGGTTCCCTCTAGATAGTGTATTCGAATGATCGCTTAGTGCATTGTGTAGTTTTCCTGAATCGTTACCATATAGCGAGTCGAATTGGCTTCTCAGTAAATCATGTCTACTATTAATATTAGATGTGATTGATGTCTCTTCTGATCTATCTCGGGAGAGCATATATCCTCCCTCAATCCTTCTGTAAGTTGGGAAGTACAAAGAGCTGCCAAAGGCTTGTGACAATTTTTGATTTAACGAGTGTATGTTTGTTCTTATATAGGTGGGATCTTTTTGTAAGTTTATTACGAATTCTATGTCAGCCTGTAAGTGGCTTACGCTCTTTAACGTTGAATCTAATTCATAGTAAGAAATGAAATAAGTTGCGTCATCGTTTATTATTAATAATAGGTATTCTTCAGTGCGTAATTCAATGTGATTTATATGTGAGTCTTGAATTATGCGATGAATGTTGCCACTGATGCAATACCATAGCGTCTTCAATACAGTGGTCTTGCCTGATCCATTTGCTCCTGTGAAAATGTTTACATCTTCATTAAAAGTAAACCTATAACTTAGTTCATGACCTTGGTTTAGGTTTATGTAAAAATCTATAATTTTCATGATGGGTTAAATTTCTTTGGTCTTGTTTTATCAAAAATTAAAGCCGTAGCTAAATTACTTTGGATAGCCTGAAAAAATCGCACAGGATTTGTGTAATTAAATTGGCTATGCTTTCTATGGCTCAGGGAATCTAAAGTGGTAATGCCAAAGCGAATTGTTTTGGGTGCGCTTATGCTAATTTTATGAAGGTCAGTATGGTCTACTTTAGCCAGCATATGGAAAATTTTCTTTTCTCAATAGTGATGCTAACTATTACTGTTGTCTTCTTATTTGGCTTAGCGCGTTTCCTGGACAAAATTACTTTGCCTAAAACGGCAAAAAGCATTACTTGGACTTGTGTTGTATTGTCTAGAATTCTGGAAAATCCTAATGCAACGGCTTTGTATTACGGCCTGCGTTGGCTTGGTCTCTGTTTCATCGGCCATGGCTTCCTTTCCCGCTTCATATGACTATGAGGAAAACTTCCAACGATTTAGTCCAAGATTTCTCCCTGGCTGGGACTATCGATGGTTAGTTGCACAATGTTACCAGGAATCTAATTTAGTATCATCTGCGGTTTCTCCTGTGGGAGCAAAAGGTGTTTGCCAATTTATGCCTCGCACTTGGGTTGAATGCCAAAAAGCATTGAATTTTAAGGCTTCTCCACATCGCCCTGTAGCCAATATTCGCTGTGCTGCTTGGTACATGGGGAAAATGCGTCGAATATGGAAAGCACCACGCCCAGAAAGTGAGCGCCGAAAACTGGCCCAGGCTAGCTACAACGCCGGAGCAGGAAACATTATTAAAGCCCAGCATTTATGCCATGGTGCAAGAAGCTGGCAGCAAATTTACCCTTGCTTACCACAAGTGACGGGCCGTCATGCTAGGGAAACGACAACCTATGTCCAGCGTATACAACACTGGTACCAGCAGTTGGTTCAGTAACCACCAAGCATTGGTGGCAACAGTGGTGGGTGTATTTCTGACGGCTATTGTGAGTATCTCTGGCTACGCCATGGTGGTTCTGCATAACGTCGATAACGACAACCGAGCTACTCAGGCATCCGTTTTGAACATTGAGAAATCAATGACTGACATGCACGGCATGCTAGACAAACTCATGCCGCGCGATCTTGCAGAGAGCGCTCATGTCGATATTTATCGGCATCTTGGTGGAATCGAGGCTGATATTGCTCAGCTTGAGAAAACCTGTGTGCGGCACTGATGAGTTGGTTGGCATTAGTGCGGTACATGCCTGCGGTGCTGGGCATCGTCGCAGCGCTCTGGTACCGGGGCGAATCCCTACACGCGTGGGGCATTGCCGCGAATGCCCAGCAATCACATCAATTGCTTGTTAGTGATAACGAGAGTTTGGCTGATGCGCTGGATCAGCTGGAGCAACAGCAGCGTGATAACGCCAGCGCTTACCAACAGGCCATCGCTGATTCACAGGCGCACGGCAATGAAGTCGAAGCGCTATGGATACACCAGCAGAAAGCAGCGGGTAGCCTGCGCCAAGAGCTCACAGCCTTGCGGGCTCAATCGAAGGATGTTGTACCTCATGAATGCAAACCAATTACCTCAAGCTATCAAGCTTGGGCTGATGGCCTTTTGCCTGATGGTGTTATTGCCATCTTGCAGCGGCGTGCCGCAGAAGCAGGAAATCCAGCGCTCATCACGCGTGACAATCGTGGAACGGGACCGGTTGAAGCCGACGGACCCACGATTAACTCAGATTCGGGCGAAGCCGCCGATGTTATGGAATGGCGCAACTAACGAAGACTTGCTCATTCAGCTATCCGAATACGTCAACCTGGTGCGCCAGTATGAATGTCAAATCTATGGCATTCGTGGCGATAGAAAAGAATGGTGCGTCATTGATTAAGGGCTTTTCTTGTGCCACGAAAACCCCAGCCAGAGCGTCTCACCTTTTCGCTGAACGAGTTTGCCAAGCGTTGTGGGGTGAGCTCGTCAACGGTGCATGGGTGGATTAACAAGGATGGCTTACCAGCCCACGGCGGTGGCAAGCAAGGCAAGTCCGTACAGATCCACCTTGATGAGGTGCTTCCCTACCTCATCGAAATGCTGCGTAAAAAGCCCGAGTACCTGGATAACGATGATCGATTAAAAGGTGAGAAGGCAGATAAAGCGGCCTATGAGAATCGGCTAACTCGCAAGGAGCTGGTTCATACGGAAATGATGTTCAAGCTGTTGGGTACAGCCGTGCTCAAGCAAAGAGAAGTTTACGATGCAATTCCAGCGCGCGTTCAACGAGCCGTTGCGCGGGAAAGCGATGTTGTCCGAGTGGGGCAAATCATTCAAAAAGCGGTTAGAGAAGCGGGAGCAGAATTTGCTTCCGATATCCGACAGCTTGCAGAACAGTGCGACGCTGCTGCGGAGGCTGGCCTTATTAGCGGAGCCGCCGAAACTTCAGCCACCTGATAAGTGGGCTGATGAAAACATTGTTATGCCGAAAGGCAGCCCAAGGCCGGGGAAATGGGATAGCAACACAGCTCCCTACATGATCGAAATCGGCCGAGCTCAGCTAGATCCAAGTTACCGAACCACTGCTGCTGTTACCTCGGCGCAATCCGGTAAAACTCGGGGCTGCTTCAACTTGATGGCTTGGCGGTCGGATATCTTCCCCTCTCCGCAAATGTATGTGGGGCCAACTCAGTCGTTTGTAGATAGCCGTTGTAAAGAGATTCTCGCGACCTACCAGAGCTGCAAAAGGCTTTGGGGGAATACGGTTAAAGGCCAGGCCAGTAAAAAATACGAGATTGAGTCGAACACTCAGCCTGTGCATTTAGCTTGGGCCGGATCGGAAAGCAAAATCTCAGGCGTCCCGTCCCGCTTTGTTTATGTCGACGAGCTGGACCGGATGACGAACACCCAAGGCGGTGATGTCCTTGGTGTTGTCTATGCGCGAATGCAGGCATATGACGACGCCAAGTTAGTGGCAACCAGTACGCCTCTTGATGGGAACATTGAAACCTTCACGCATCCGGATACCGGCATTGAACATTGGGCTGTTGCCAAGCCCGAGGATGTAACGAGCAGAATTTGGCGACTGTGGCAACGAGGTACCCGCCAAGAGTGGGCCGTACAGTGTTTTAACTGTAAAGCTCATTTCATTCCACGGTTTAAATTGATGGGGTGGAGTGACGATAAGAGCCTAGAGCCTTACGAGCGAAGCCGGACTGCGTATTTACGCTGCTTTCATTGCGGCCACGAGCATACAGATATTCACAAAGAAGATCTAAATAGAAGCGGTGTGTACCTAGGCCCAGGGCAGGACGTGGTGAACGGCAAGGTGGTTGGCGAGCTGCGTAAAACGAATATTGCTAGCTTTTGGGTAAGTGGAGTGATGGCGGCTTTCTCAACGTTTGAAGATCGCGTTTTACAGTGGTTGCTAGCCGTTGAATCTCACGACCAAGATGAAATTAAAGGTGCAATCACCCTACAGTTCGGCGAGTGTTTCGCTTTTACGGGTGCTGCCCCGGATCACCAAAAGATTATTGAGCTGATAAAGCATGCAAGCCACGCGCGCGGCGAGTTACCAGCTGGGGTTAATCGGATTTTCTGCACTGTTGATGTGCAGCACCAAGGCTTGTATGTCGTTATTCGTGGCTGGGGTTATGGCTTAACTAGTTGGCTTATTGATGAGCGTTACCTTACGGGTGATACCTCGCAGCCTGAGATCTGGCAAAAGCTGACCGATATCATGGATTCGCCCATCGGGAAGGGCCGCCGAATGATTAACGAGGTGGCCGTTGATGGTGGCGATGGCGAGCGCATGGAGCACGTTTTTAATTGGTGCCGGAAGCGCGGAAGCCAAGCGCTGGTAGTGATGGGTGTTGACAGCAATAAGGCAAGCAAGCTTTATTGGAAATCGAAGAACGAGCAAAAGAAAAGCGGTAAGTGGCGTAAAGGCGCTGAGCATTGGAACGTGAGCTCAGGCGACTTAAAGCAAATGGTTTACAACCGACTGGAATACGACCCTGAACAAGATGGCGCGTGGTTTCCTCACGCGGAAATCACTGAAGATTATGCACGGCAGGTGGTCAGTGAATCACCCATTCGCTTACCTAGCGGCCGCGTTATGTGGAAGAAAGTCCGCAAAGATAACCATTACTTAGATTGCGAGGCATACCAGTTTTTCCTGGCAATGCTGTTCCGCGAGAAGATCAATATTCGGGCAGAAAAACCAAGCAATGGCGGCCGATATAAGCGCCGTAAAAGCTCCACCCTGGATTAACCCATGGCATTTAAATCTGAACAGCTTGAAGCGATCGAGAAAGCGATTGCTAGTGGAACCCTGCGCGTGCGTTGGGGTGATCCTGTGCGTGAAAAAGAATATCGCTCAATCGATCAGCTCATCAAAGCACGCGATCTAATCCGTAGTGAATTGGGGAAGAAGCGCTCCATTCGGGTTCGCACAGTTAGCTACCGAGAAACACGATGATGAGCTCGTTGGGTACCTCGCTGCGTAATGTTGGGCAGCTTGCGAAGACAGCGGCCAGTCAGGCTTTGCGCTCTGTTGGATATGCAGTGGAGGTTCGTTTTAATCGATTGAAGCTTCAAGCGACGCATACGCGAAATTATGCGTCTGCCAATAGCAAGCGCCGTGATTTGATGCGGATGACTACCGTGTCACCTAATGGGGCAATTGCGCAAGATTTGGTAGATCTCATCACGCGATCACAAGACTTGGTTCGTAATAACCCGTGGGCCAATAAGGCGCTCAATGTCATCGTTTCAGAAACCATTGGCACCGGTATATCAAGCGAGGTCAAGGTTAAGCGTGGGGGCAAGAAGGCCAAAGCGCTGAACGCGCGTTGGCAAGATTGGAAAGAGTCTACCAATGTGGATTTTGCTGGTGAGTTGAACCTTGACGGCATCACTCAGCAAGCATTGCGTACGGTGGTTGAGTCGGGCTTTTGCCTGGCCATTAAACGAATCGAAAACCGTAAGCTGAAAATTCAGCTTATCGAGCCACTGCAGCTTGATCTGGCTAAGAACGAAGAGTTGAGACCGAATCATCGGATCGTTAATGGTGTCGAGCTAAAGAACGATCGTGTGGTGGCCTATTGGATATTCACCCAGCCGCCAGGCGAAAACCACCGGGGTGATCCTTCTCAGAAGTTCATTGCCGAGGATGTTGCTTTGGTTAAGCGAGTCGGCCGTCCGGGGCAGCGTTTAGATGTGCCATGGGTAACGCCGGCGATGACTTCGCTGGTTGACCTAGACGATTACGAAGACGCCTATTTGCTACGGCAAAAAATCGCGAACTGTATTACCGCCTTTGTATATGGCACGGATATCGACTCCGAGAATCAGGTCAGCGAGATACCAGAAAAACTGGAAGCCGGCAGCATCGGC